ACAATAGCCGGTGCCTGGCCGATCGTTATTTAAACGGCGCATAACAATGAGTTTTGTCTCGTCAACACCAACTAGAAACAGGTCGATTTTTCGAGCGTTTTTTCCAGACTGCTTACGCTGTGGCTTCTCAACGATCGCGCGCCCCCACCCGGCAACACCTTTGATTCCGAAAAGTCGACGCCCTGTCTTGCCTCGCGCATACTCGTATGCGGCTTGGGTGTAACCGTTGGTGCCGCCAGTATCTAAGCAGGCTGCGCTAATGGGTAGAACAGCACCGCTTTCGTGCTGGAATGTCTGCGCTAGGTAGTCATCAAGGTCGTTCCATACCTCGCCAGCAAGCGGGTCGCCGTACAAGATCGTGTAATCGATCGACCAGCTTTCCTCGCCAACGCCCCAAGCAACAGTTTCCACCTCGAGACGATCTTGCTGAGCGTCAATCCCTGCAGTGAGGTATACCCCGCCCATCGGCACATCAGCGCGGTATTCCTCGCGGCGCCCCATAAGGCTATCAGGGTCAACCTTGTCGCCTTTCTCTTCCCATGTTTTGGCCAGGCTGACGTTGGTGAAAGTTTGCAGATCATCGGTCGCCAGCTTGTCGAGATAGTCGCGCACGATCGCAGGTATCTTGCGAAAGGTGCTGTAAAGCTCGTTTAGGTGGTAACTGGCATGCCCATCGAAAGGCTTTTCAGCCACCCAGTGGCCAGCTCGGATTGCTGCCACGCGCTGGCCTTCATCCCACTGACTGCCGCAGTGCATGCAGTAGTAGCGCGCAGTGTCAGCCTTTTGCTCGGTGAGTGCAGCTGCTGTGTCCTCATCAGTCTCTCGTCTGCCATCCCACCGCACATTTTCCCAGTCGAGCTTATCGTGCGTATGGCAGTGAGGGCACTCAACATGAAAGTGCCTCTGGTCACCCATCTCAAACGCTTTTTCGATGTACGAATCATCTTTGATTGTGGGGGTTGAAATCTCGAGCAGAAAGCGCTGATCCCCGAACGTGGCAGAGCGCTGCCAGAGCAAACCAACAGGGTGCCCTTCACTAGTTTTTGCGTAGCCGTCGACTTCATCACAAACGATAAGCGGCGCCGATCTCCCCCGCATCGTGCGAGGGCTGCCGCTCCAGGCAAACATCATAAAACCCCCTGGATACCCTTTCATTTTTTGGTTGTTAACTCCATCGCGACCGCGAGGGCTTGCAACCAACTTTCTGACAGCCTGACATTCCTCGGCTAATGGGTTCCATTTCGTCTCAAGCCACGTTCGCAAATCATCTTGCGATGGCTGCATCATCATCTGTGAGCGAGGCGACATGGCGATGCTATAAGCTTGAACGCACAGCGCCAGCATGGTTTTGCCAACCTGCGCACCCCACATCAAAGTGACGCGATGGCAGTCAGGGTTTACCAGCTGATCCATCGGCTCGGTTTGGTAAGGAGCGTTTGTCAGCCTTAACTTGCCAGGAATAGCGTTCCCTGCTGGTATTCGAATATTCTCTTGTGCCCACTCCGACGGCTTCATATCCGGGGGCGGCTTTAGTTGCTCAGTAGCGCCGCGAATGGCGGCAATCACACCAAGGGGGTTGCTAAAATCCTGCTGACTCATGCAGCCACCTTGTTCGATTTTCTTCGATTATCGTTGGCAGATAGCACCTGCAAGTTCCAGCTTACATGAAGGCCACATACGTATTTGCCTTGCAGCGGAATTATGTGATCAACGTGATGAGGTATGCCTGTTGCAACTGAGATGCGGTGCGCCTCGGCATAAATCGCTGAAACGGCAGCTTTCTCTGCAGCCTGCATTTCGGGCGGTAGAGTTAGCGTGCGCACTAGTTTAGCTGAGCGATATCTGGCCAGCTTTTCGGCTCGCTTGTGAGGGTTTTTTATCTCCCAGTCGTGTATCAACTGCCTATGTTTGACGCGGTTTTCAGCCCTCCAGACAGCTCCCCGCTGCAACATGCGCTCGCGGAAATCTGGGTTTAAATAGTTCCTTTTGTTCCTGTCGCTACTGGCCTTCTTGTAATCATCTGATTGGCGTCGGCGCGCTGATCTTTCGCGCTCATAATCTCGCATCTGCGCCACTTTTAGTGGATCGCATTTTGCTTTTGCGTAGTCGCTTCTTTGCTTGATGGCAGCACAACTCATGCAGGTGCCAGAGACTGTGCGGCGATTTGATAAGTGCCCATGCTTGCAAGGCGAACCAGTGAAGTAATGGACAGCCCCAATTGCTTTAGCTTCTTTGCGGGAGATGATCTGCATTAGTCATCATCCTGCTCATCGTCATCATCCTCGTCAGGGGCGGCTAAGTCAGCATTCGATAGTGCCTCAAGCACTTGATCGATTTCCTCGAGCAAAACCTTTTTGAAAACCCTTTCATCAGTCTCGCCAATCAGCGTGGCAACCACTCGACTTGGAATATTCCGAACGCCTGCGCGCACCTCGGCAAACGCTCGCGACACCATGCGCTCAACCTGATCGAGAGGCGCAACCAGGTCGCGTGCCCTAGCTAATGCCAACTCTGCTGTTGCGGTTTCGGCAGCGAGCTTTCTGCGCTTGAGTTCAGCCTCATCAGCGGTAGCGGTGCCGCTACCTTCCTCTCTCGCCTTGATGCGCAACCAGTTAGCAACATCCGCCGTGTTGAACGTCGAAGCTACACCACGCTGCCCTTTCGATGCGATCGGGCAACCGGCTCTCACCCATGCGTCAACTGTAGGAGGTGTTACACCAAAAAATTCGGATAGCTCGCCACGATTGCAAGTCTGCCCCTTGCCTTTGCTGGCCATAGTTTGCCCTTATCGGATCTTGTATTGTAATTAAAAAACCTAATTTGAAATCGCACGCACATCGCGAATGTCGCGGGAAATTGCGTCCCACAGGCTATACCCCCTGTCGGAGTACCTTTTGCCTTTGTTTGGTTAACGACTTGGCATGATCATTGCCATGCGTCACGAGCCTAGGATGCGGCCTATACATAGACCTACTACCCATGCGCCCTAGCCTGAATGCCCTGCGTACCATCACCAGTACGAACAACACATTGATCAGCAGCCATGCTGCTAGCACGCTTATGATTGCCATGAGTGCACCCTCCTATCCATGAACAAATCGAAGTGCGGGGCGCCCCATCTTGTGTATATCCATAGGCGCACACCCCATGATGGCGAATGCACCTCGAGGCGCACGAGCGATAGGGAGACAATGCGCCACCAAGGCCACTGTTGTGGGCCATGAGCGGGATGCATCGGCTTGTATGCGGAAAGCCGCATCGGAGATGTGAAAATTGATCTAACCTTCAAAACTGCCATTGCTCTACCTTCGTACTAGTGAGTGATTGATACGCACGTTGGCACGCTAGTCCTGCTGCCCTTGCCCTGTCAGCGTACTCTGCCAATTGCCCCGCACGATCGTCAGCCCGCTTGAGCACGTCGGCAAGCAATGCGTTGGGGGTGCTGGCTGATGCGCCTCTCTTGGTAGTGCTGGTATCGCAGGCGCTTGTGTTGGCTGCCTTGCCCAGTCTTTCGATGTGCTCACGCAGGCTGGTAGCAGCAACATCAGCAGTGAGAGCATCAGCCCTCGCGTTATTAAGTTCATCTTGTGCACGGTTGATCACCTCGTTGATTGCGATTTGTCTGCGCTGTTCCTCAACGCGAGCGATGGCCTCAGCCTCTGCTTTTTCCCTTGTGGTTTTTTGCACTTGAGCAGCCCATTTGGTCTGCCACTTCGCGTCACTCGTATCGACGCCATGCTCATAAGCCATGTAGAGAATGGCCAGCACAGCAGCGACACCAGCGATGTACGGCAGAAACCTGGCCATTAGGATCATCATTGCGCCCCTATGCATTGAGCATGAACGCGCTTGCGATCGGCCCACAACCCTGCACAACGCTTGTTGCCAGGTGTAGAGCAGTCATAGCCAGCGGCGTATTTGAATAACAGGATGGCGTCACATGCGCCGCGATAGTCGCCGGTGTTCAAGCGCTTGACGATCGTTGAGCTGCAGAATGCTGATGAGCCGATGTTGTATGACAGATCGACATACACATCATATTCGGTCTGATTGAGTGGAGCGGTTACACAGCGCTTGAGTGCGCCCTCATATTTTGCAGTGTCAGTGAGTGCGCGTTGCACCGCCTTAACCGGGGTGGTGACGTCGCCCATCTTGACGCCCTCAGTGGTGCCAAACCCAACAGTAGGCACATCACCCTCAGTCGGTATCACGGCACCAGTGGTGTATCCCTCACGCGTGAGTATGCCCACGAATGCGGCTGCGCTGAGCGATAACGCTGCAACGACGATGCGGGCGCGGCTCATTAGAGCTTGCCCTCGAGTATCTTGGCCATGCGAGCCTGATGCTCTGCCTCTTGGCGATAATCCTCACGACGCCTGAAATACCAATTTAATGCTAGGCCAATGATCCCCAGCACAATGCCGATGATTACACCTGCCTCGCTTGATGCCCACCAACCTAGAACGCTGGTGCCAGCCCCTGTGTAAGTGGCTTTTGATCCAACTGCCGCGAGTGTCGCGTCAAGGGTGGTTTGTTTCACTTCGTTCATGAGGCTGCCCGGTGTGCATTGGTATTTTGCGCATTGTTGTCATTGGCAGCCGTCACGGCCTCTTGTGGGATTTCCCGCATAAGGTTGCGAACGCTGCGCTCGCACATGCCCATGATCTCTGCGATGTATTTTGGTGGTGTGCCCTCTGTCAGCATTCTGACGATCGAGCGGTCACGAAACGCGCGGTATATCTCTATGCAGCTACCAGGTTTCAGTATCTCCCCACCGAACACCGCAGCGAGCTTAGACGCATCAACCCACCCGAGAATTTTGACCAGTGGGTGATTTGGCTTGAGAGATTTCGGCACGTACATGATGACGTGTGCCGACTTCGCATTGGGGTATCTGGCATCTTTCGCATAACATTTCGGCAGTTGCCCCACCAAGTATAACGCCCGTTCATCCCCGATAACATCGGCTATTTCGCGCACACTCGCAGGTAACCGCATATAACCACCAGTAATCATAAGTAATATGTGGTTAGTATAGCGCCAAATCAGCTGATACGCAAAGGAAAGGCACAACCAAGGCACACCACTTGGAAACAGAGCACCCCTATTGATTTATAAGGGTTTTTTGCTCATTTCTGATCATTTTTCGTACGATTGTGCACAGCGTACGACTTTGCGCCTAAAAAGGTACGACCGTTAAATCACTCCGCATAATCGTGTATATAAAGGCATTTAACGGTTACATATTTCTTTTCAGGCTTGGAAACATAGAAACAGTGCACAAGCCAGTGTTTATAAGGGTTTGATGCTGCCTTGGTGTGCCTGACTTAGAAACGCGAATCAAAAAAATACCCGCAAGGCATAACCGTGCGGGCTGACATAGCTGCTGCTATCAAAAAACGAAAAGCCTGCCGTACCTATCTCGCGCGAAAGTGACGCATCCCTCCCTTCGCATATGCGCCCCAAGTATCCTGGCATTCCGCCAGCTATATGGTATCCCTGCGGCCTCGCATATTTTCCTCATTCTTAGCTGGCCTTCAAATTGGTCTTTGGCAGCGTTGAATTTTTCGATGATGGCCGCAGCCTCGTCTGGCGAAACACTGCTATACGTCTTGCTGATTTTTGGAGCCGGCTGCAATAGCGCCGCAATATTGTTGAGTGCTCCCATAATCATCTGAAACTGTTCGTCATTCATAAAACGCCCTCCGTTGATGTGTTGAATGTATAGTGTATCACTCGAGCATGTGCACGCACAACAACCACAAGCAAAAAAGCCCGCACAATGGCGGGCAAGCATCGGAGGTCAAACTAAAATCTGATCAGAGGTGGAAAATAGCCACCTCAGGAGTCGAAATATACATGCTGTAACTGATGGCAACGATCGCGACCACATTGCTGGCCATAATCCAGTAGTGCGATGGCTCACGGTTTTTGATGAGCAACAACGCGATAAACATCAGCGCGTTTGCCATTATAACAATCACCAGCGCGAGCTGTAGTGCATGATCAGCCATTATAATCTCCATCTGGCCATAAGCCAGCCTTCATAGGTGCATTGAGTAGCCTGATCGACGTAGTAATCACCATTCCAATCAAGCCGGTATTTGCCGGGTGTCTTATTCACCTCGCCTTCGAACGCAACACGCTCACGCTCTCGGGCATCTGCTACTGCCTTACTGGCAAACGGTGCCGCCTTGTCAGTGAGGTTGTACAGAAACGGGCAATCAGGCTCTGGCTGTATAACGCCAATCTCAAGCCCATAATTCAACAGTACCAGAGATGCACCATAACCCCTCCCGATGCGCGACTGTAGCGTCTGCATCCCGAACGGCTGGCCATCATGGTCGATCGCGAGCTTGCACAGCATTGCCTGGTGATCAGCACTCATACAGCACCCCCAAACGCCACCCATAGAAGCCAGACAGAGACAGCGATATAGAACACAAACGATAAGTCGCGGCGCACTTCGTCACTCATAGCAGTCACCTGATTAGTTTAGGTCGTCGCGATCCTGCTGTGAGCAGTAGCGACAGGTTTGTATTGATCCTGTCACGCAGGTGCAGGGGTTGCCGGCATGTGTCGCGCATCTGTCGCGCGAGGCGCGTTGCGTCCAGTCATCACAAAACGGAAGCACCGATGCGGCATGAGGCTTTCCGCTGGCGATCGCGCTGAAATAGTCAAGCGCTCTCTCCGTTTCTGGCGTTATCTGATGCTCTGATCGCAACGCGCCAATAACTTGATACGCTTCTGCTGCTAGTGCGGCTTTCTCCGGTGATGATTGGCGTGTGTTCCACATGGCGGCATTATATCCATTGTTTTGGAAAGCTGACCCGCCGATAGTGCAATCACACTTACTGCATTTAATTGCGTACTTGTAACAACTACGATCCAGTCTAACAAAGTGCGCTTCCCCGCTACAAAAGGGGCATGGCTTCAATTTTTCTTCTTTAGTAATATCACTCATAATTACTCATCCTTTAGCGCTTTGCGAGCCGTAAACTCACATTTACCGCCGGACTGAATTGCCAGATATTTAGCTGTTTCAACATCATTTTCATTGAATAGCCGAGTTTGTCCTAGGTCACTTGTCCAGCTAAATCGGCAACCTTTAGCATTCCCACAGTTACTATACGAATGACCTTTCATGTACTTTCTACCCTTCCGTATTACTCGTTTCATAATCACTCATCCTTTAGCCGAAACAAATTTAACATCAACATTGTTTGTATAGGAGCGGCAAGTATTGCAACGGTACAAGCCCATCGACTGCTCATGCAGTTTCGATTTGCATACTCTACACTTAACCAATTTCTTGTATGTTTCATTCATAATTACTCATCCTTTAGCGGTGGGAGCGAATTAAGCCACTCTTGAACAAGCAAGGTGTGTTCGTATAGGCCACCCGTTTGCGCAATCTCTATCAATTCTTCTATTTCATTGACCGGCACATCTGCCTTATTGGGGGATGGCTGCGAAAGTTTTGCTCTAGCCATCCATGCCATTTTTGCAGCATCACCAGCGGACAGTTCTATTTGCTCATCGCTTAAAGACCATGACCAGTCGTGAAACAGCTTTTCTTCATCACCCCCGCCGCTTATCTCGACTGGTTGTTTAGGTTGTTCATTTAAATATTTATAAGCTTGAATTTGAGCCTCTCGAATTTCTTCGTGTCCATGCCCGTCATAACTTTTTTGATCTAGCAATATTCCAGCAGCGCCTATAAGCTTTTTAATGCATTCGCGCATCGACCAAGGTTGATCCATTCCTAAGCTTAGTAAATTACTCTCGCCGCTTATCTCGACTGATTGCAATTTGTTCATCTCAAGTGCTACGCAGACATTTTTCCACTTGTGTAATTCATCAATCATTCCTGCTGGCAGAATATCAACCAGTCCGGCAATTTTGAAAAGGTTCACGTCATAACCTAAATGCACGCTATCCGCCTGCGTTTTTTGCTGTGGTGCGGCGTAGAGTGCTAGATAAGTATTTGTATACCCAGCAATAACATTTTTATTCCTAGTGAACATGTGAACCATTTTCTCGCTATCAGGATCTTTAAACCAGTATTCGTAAGCGTACGGCGCATACCCCTGATCCGCCTCGAAACTATTGACCTTTGCGCGTAGTTGGTCGCGCTGTCTCTTGTAATCCTGCGCAGAATCGACGGCGATTTTTAGGCATTCATTTGCAGCGCTTAGGCGGTCTTGCAAACCCTGAATCAGTTGCGCGTGCTTTCTATGTCCTAGGCCAATCAAGCCTTCTTTCAACTTTTCAATATCCATCATTCACCCCCAACTCAAACTTAACATCATCCCATATCAAGCGAACAATGGTGGCGACCGTTACAACCAGCCACACCACAAAGATCACCAGTATAGCCTCATCAACTTTTTCAGCGTGATTGACTGCTGCGCACACCATGCCGATCGCAATGACCGGGTAAACAAACCAGCACAACCAAAACGCCTTTACGACTGTTGCGCTAGCTGCTCTAGCTATATTTTTACTATTCATGGGTCACCGCCTTGAGGTCAGCCAGCATCAAAACCATGTTGGCGCGCTCTGCTTTAAGCGCATCGATTTCACGCTGTTTGGTTTTCTCTGCCGTGTAGTGGCCAAGTGCGTAAGCAGCCTGAATGACGTCAGTTTTCCGCACCTTGCGTTTGGCTATGTCGCTGGTCATTGACGCGAGGTTGTTGGCCAGCTCATCGCTCATGTAGTGAGTGGCATGGCGCTCGTTTACAACGATCATCACATCACCGCTTGATTGATGCGCTGGCACCAGGTTGTAGCTGCCGATCGCATTCAGCTCGAGCGCCTGCGGCAGCCCGGTGCGGTCTGCAACATCCTGCGCGATGCAGAGTTTGTGGCTTAGTTGGTTGCACATGGTTGTTTCCTGTGTTTGTTTGGTGTAAACACAGAATAGTATTTACCTATGTAAACAACCAATTGATTTTAGCTATACAGATCGTGCAAATAATAAAAACCCGCTATTACAGCGGGCCACCGTGCTGAGGTACATCATAGAATTTTCCGTTGCGCACCTTATTAGGCTCACCGCCTGTGAGTTTGCGCAGTATCTTGGCAACCTCGGTGGTGTGCTTTCTATCGAGCTTGTTGGGCATTCCTATATCAATCAGCACATCAGTTGCGTTCATAGGCTTGCATGCTACTGAGCCAACTTCGCCCCACGGGTAACGCTTCAAAATCAATTCCTCGATCGGGTCAACTGCCTCATGCTCGCGGTTTAGCAGCTCGAGGCTGGCCTCCTCGTGGCGCTCGAGCCACCAATGCTCACCAGCCCTGAATAGCGTTGCCACCTCAGCCCACAGCTGCTGCACGTCGATTTTGTGCAGGTAGTCGACACCGATAACCGGGATAGTCCACCAGCGTACGTTGCCAGTGTCATCAGATAGGAAATTGCGAGGGTTCACACTGGCAAAAAACACAGTGCGGCGCTGGTATCGTGACTCAAGCCGATCGTACGGCTTGCGCAGCATATCCACCTTGCTGCTGACGAACGCTTTGAGTTTGGCCATGTCAGCCTTACGAAACGTGCCATCAAGCTCGCCTAGCTCAACGATCCAGTGACTGATGGCTGAGCTGATAGTGTCTTTGTTTGACGGGTCGATGCTGGCACCCTCTTTGACCAGCTCTTGCCGATCGTAAGGCAGCAGCGATTTGATCCAGGCAGATTTTCCGAGTGATTGCTCACCCTGCAGCACCAGCACGCCCTTTGACCAAAAACCACTGGGGGTGAGCGCTGCAGCTACTGCGGATATCAGCCAGCGGCGCACCAGCAGCTCGAGCAAGCCGCGATTAAACCCGCGCTCAGTCTGCAGAGTGTCATACAGCGCTGACAGCCGGCTGTAGCCATCCCACGGGCGCGAGGTGATGAATTCGGCAACCGGGTTGAATTGGTTTTTGTTGGCGATGTATTTCAGGTAGTCGGGGGTATCAGCCTTGGGCATGCGGTTGCGAGCGCACAGGCTGTTGATTTCAGCCAGCGCACAGGCTGCAGCTGAATCATCGCCATAATGCTGGCCAGGCACGTCAATAATCACGTCTTTGGATATGACATTGTAGCGAACGCCAATGCCGTATTGGTCCAGCATCCATTTCAGGTTTTCGTGCGTGTTGAGCGGCTGCATTTTTTCGCTCAGGTGCGGGAATTCAAATGGGCCAACATTGCTGGATAGATCGAGGTGGTTATCGTTATCGGCTGAGGGTATCGCTGCCTGCAGCTGAGTGCGCACTGCCTCGATGCCCTCGAGCTGGTGCAGGTCGTTGAAATCGGTTGGCTTGGTTTCGAGGTTGGCGAACGTAGGTGATACCAGTATCGCGCTTGCCGCACTGGCTGCCTGACGCGCTGACGAAATACCAGGGTTGCCCTTGGTGAATTTGTCATCATCTGCGGCGATGATAATGGTAGCAGCGCCGTACGCTTGGCGCAGGTCTCTGGCTACACTCGCCAGATTGCCAGCGTCGAATGCTACTGCGACATACCATCCGGTTGCCTGATGGATCGTGGCGCCGGTTGCATAACCTTCGCACGCGATGATTTTCGGCATGCTTCCTGATGGCTTGCCGCCAATCATGTGAAAGCCACCACGTTTTTGCCCACCAGGCAGGAAATCGCGATCGCGCCCTAGCTCTGGCGCATCATTTGTGAATATCGCCTGCAGGCTCATCAAATGGCCGTCGATATTGCGAATAGGTATGATCAGCGCCTCTGCGCCGGTATGCCATTTGCCCACCTTCAAGCCGTACGCCTGCACGCCTTTGCGCTTCAGGTATGCATGATCATCGCCACCAACGTCACTCGCAGCTAGCCAAATATCTCTGGCGCGAGCTGCAGCGTCAGCGCGTGCACGGGTGCGCTTTTCTTCTGCCTCAGCTTCCTCAGCCTTGCGCTTGGCAATCCGCTCATCAACCTGCTGCTGTG